CTTGTGATTCGATGCGCCCCAGATGGGCTACAACGTCTACATGAACTTTGTGATCTACTGGGAAATTCTTTCTCATGCGATCTCCTTTGCTGCTCGATCCCAGGCTTGGGCTGCTGAATATCCACCTTGGGAATATTTTGAATCTTCAGGATTCAGGTACACCATATAAAGGGTCTCTCTTCTCTGAATGAGTTTTGGCTTGTTTGCGTATTTAGCAGACAACCATGATTTGCAGATTGCGTTTGGGTGACTCTCCAGTACTTTCTCTTTTCCGAATTTTATCATGCTCCTCCTTGGTTAGCCCCCCGGAGGGGGCGGGTTAGTTAAACTTGAATTGATACTGGGAATTCAAAGTGATCGTTGTTGTCTCTGATGAAACTTAATTGCAAAAATACTTCTGTAATGAAGTAGTACTTTGGGACTCTATTGACGCTCTCGTCTAGGACATCAATTGAGTAGGGATTGCCAAAAATTCTTTTCCCGATTAATCTCAGGATATTGTTCAGGTCTTTTTTTGTTAGGTTACTCAGATTATGTCTGAGGTCTTGATCGTTTTGGTTTAGTTCCAGTGCTTGTCTCATGTTCTCTCCTTGTTTGGGTTAGGTATTGCTGATGAGATTATATGTTAGCAAATGTTCACAGTTGTTGTCAAATCTAGTAAGAAAATCAAACGTAGTGATTGCAAGGGATTACAGAGGTCGATTTTCGCAAACCGTTGCTAAATGCACGAAAATTCATCTATGTGCGTTTTTTTCATTTTTATTTCGTGGATCCCCGCAAACGTGGTAACTGCAACGGATTGCAGGAAATAAAAAAAATAAAATAAATTTGATATTTTGTGAACTTTTTAAATTAGTTGATTATTTCCTAATAATAATGTTATATTATTTAGGCAAGTAGTTTGCATAGTTAGTTTGGCAAACAAAATTCATACATATAATGATGAGCTTATGATCACAGTCCGTAATAAGATGAGAATGTTCGGGGTCACTCTCAGTGATGTGGCCAAGGACTGTGGGCTGGGTGTCAGTGACGTCTGTAGGCTGCTGAACGACGATCTCGTCGCTACAGTTAAGACCTCTGCAAATAGACTGGTGTCCGAGAAACAGGAACAACTTAACCAGGTAGGCAACATTGACCATTGAAAAAGATCACGAAGCTTTGAAACAAGATATAAGAAATCTACGAGACGATTTTCACAAGTTTTTCTCAGTCGCAAAAACTCTGCTACCAGAGATAGCAGAAACGAGGACACTCCAGCGACTGATCAATGAGCGGGAGGAGTGCCGCAAACGGAACTCGGATCTGGTCTGATCCGGGGCCATTCAATTAGGAGAGTTATGACTAAGCAAGTATGTCTGAACAGACAGCAAATGATGCTGCTGGATAGGTTCCTTGGGATTAAGGATAACCACCAGATATTTGATTATAAGAACCATGTCGAAATCGCGGCGATTGCTGCGGGGCATCTCGGGTTTGGGGTCTCACCGAGCACAATCACTGGGACCTGGAAAGCAATGATCCTCAATGGTGAGGAAGTTTGGGAGGCCCCAATCCGCAAAACTAAACCGAGCCTCACTGCTGAGATTGCTGGAATGAAAAAGCAGATCGCAGAGCAGGATCGGAAGTTTAAGATTGTATTCGAGAAGCTCCACGCTTTGGACCCAACTCAGGATGTACAGGAGAATTTCAAATTCAACAACGGAGGCGGCGATGGAACCGAGTTGGCTCTTTGACGAAGAGGCTCACGAAGAGCGCTTCACTAAAAAAGAAATCATCCCGGAGTACGATCCGGATAACATAGAACATTACATGGAGGTGATGGATGAGCAAAAAAGGAAAAGTTTGCCGTGAGTGTAGCAAGCCCCTCACTGGCATAAGAAGTCAGTTCTGCACCGATACTTGCTATAAGCATCATAAGCAGATGAGGGCAAAGGAAGTCTCACATCTGCGGAGGAGAAATTTCCCCCAGAAAGATTGTTATATCTGTGGAAAATTATTCCAGCCAATCCGTGAGGACCATCGGAATTGCTCAAAGTCCTGCACCTTCGAAGATGCAAGGAATCGTAGGATCGCAAAACGGAAGAAGCAGCCAAAGCTTCCAAGAGTAAAACCGATGGAGTCCTCCAAGTTGCCTATCATATATGGGCAAATTGAGACCCATCGGAACCCAATCCTAATAAAGTCTCGGGACCCCCGACATATCAAATTGAACTCTGACATTTTAGATTTCCTGGCAAAGGGTGGAGAGATTAAAAAATTCCCGGATGAATTAAATGGGAGAACTCCGACTGTTAATTTCTCGTTTGGATTTGATATCGACTCGTCTTTAGGTTTTGGGATGGAACTCAATTCGACTCAACTCTTGGAAGAATATGATCGAAATTGACATGGTCCCGATGAGCAAGCCAAGACAAACTCGCAGCGATGTTTGGAGAAAACGTCCCGTGATTTTGAGATGGAGAGCATGGGCTGATGAGATTCGATTGGCTTGTCAGTATGAAGAATTTGTTCCAGGCAATGAGCTCGTTATGGAATTTTATATTCCGATGCCCAAGTCCTGGAGCAAAAAAAAGAGGGCCGAATTTGTCGGGGAGCCACATACTCAAAATCGATTGGATATCGATAATTTGGCAAAGGCGGTCATGGATGCACTCATTAAGGACGATGGGTGCGTCCACTATTTAAAGGCAAAAAAGTTCTGGTCAGAGGAAGGAAAGATCAAATTGGGTAACAGACACCGATTTAATTAAATACCCGTAAAACTGCTCAGATCGCCCTGTATGAGAAAGAGATAATGGTGTGTACAAACGTATACATATGTACACAACATTGTAGTTTCCGTTAAAACCAACGGTCCGCGAGGGGCATAGCAAAGAGCGGGCCATAATCATTTTTAAGGAGGAAAATGGACCAAATGGAAATGGACTTGGGAAATTTTAAGGTGCTTCAGGCAATCCGAAGATCCCAGGAAAGACGAAATCAAGAGGCGAGAAAATCCTTTTTCCGCTTCGTAAAATTCAATTTTTGGAGAGAGAAAAATGGCAATAACAGTGAGGAAAGAAAAAGCTGAGGAAGAAAAATTCGAGAATAGATTTCTTCCGGAGCTCAGGAAATTATATATCGGTGGAACAGATATCGCTGCTCTTTTGAGAATGCACCCCTATAAAAAAAAGTATCGAGTCTGGCAAGAAAAAACTGGACGAATGGATCCGGAGAATCTCGATGAAAATGAAGCAGTGTTTTGGGGTAGAGAACTCGAAGATATTATCGCAGCAAGATACTCAGAAGTATCGGGCAATAAAGTCCGAAATGTAAATCGTACCCTGGTCCATCCGAAATATGATTTCTTGAGAGGACACATAGATCGGAAGCTCGAAGGAAAGAACGCTGGACTGGAAGTTAAAACTGTGGGGCTCAGATCAGCATACCTTTGGGGAGATCAATTCACCGATGAGATCCCATTGCATTATGAGCTACAAGTTCTGCACTATATCGCCATCACTGGCTTTGATTATTTTGATATAGCTGCACTATTCTTTGGCCAGGAAATGCGGATCTATCATGTTGAAAAAAAGAATAACCTGGAGAGAATAAAAGATCTCGAAAATACTGCACGAAATTTTTGGAAGAAACACGTTCTAACTGATATCCCACCTGTACCTGAATCCACTGAAGAAACTTCAATGGCCTACCCCGAAGCAGACCGGGGAGAGGTGGCAACTTTACCCCTTGGACAAGAACACCTGGTGTCTGACGTACATAACCTGGCGGAAGACCTGGAACTTGTGAAGGGCAAACTGGACTCGGCAAAGACAGAGCTCCAGAACACCATGGGCAAAGCCGAGGTCCTGGAAAACTCACGCGGATATGAAGTTGCAACCTGGAAGAATTCCTCCAGGAATGGCAAAACATTCCGTACTTTTAGAATGAAGAGAAGGAGAGAAGACGATGAGTAAAATTACAATGGACTCAATTATAAAGGGAGTCGAAACAGTGCCGCTAGTTACCATTATTCATGGGAAAGAGTCGGTAGGAAAAACATACATGGCTTGTCAGAGTGACTCGCCAATAATGCTGGACATGGAACATGGTGCAGAGATACACCCTATCCAGAAGATCCCCCTGTATGGGAAGGACGTAGTCTTTGACGATTGTATTGAAGCACTACGTCTTATCTATGCTCAACATAAAAAAATGGGCGTAAAAACGGTGATAGTGGACTCATTTGACTGGGTACAGAAACTCATACATAAGGAGGTCTGTTCCAAAAAAAATGTGGAGACTATCGACGAGCTCAAATGGGGAGCAGGATATCAATTGGCTGCATCCCTGGCCCAGGACTTTGTCAATGGCCTGGACTCACTTAGGCAGCTTGGCCTGGAGATTATTATTATCTGCCACACCCAGATTGTGAAGGTCGATGAGCCCATCCATGATTTGTACGAAATCTATGATCTCAAATTGGATCGGCTGATTCGTAATAATCTCAAGGAGTGGTCCACAATTATTGCCTTCTGTGAATTCCAGCAATCGACGCACCTCAAGGGTGAGAGATTTGGCCAGAAAATGTACAAGGCTATCTCCACTGGAGATCGTATCATGCACACTGTACCACAGGCTGGATTTGTAGCGAAATCCCGGATCCCAATACCTTCCCCGCTACCACTAGATTGGAAGATATTTCAACAAGAAATTAACAAAGCTCGAAAAGGAGAATGATGGATTTAGGATTCAATGTAATGGACTATGCTCCCGGAAATGCTTCCGAGACTGAGAACAAAGAATATACTTTGGCAACGCCAGGTAAATACAAAGTTGAGATCATCGATTCCAGTGAGGAAATTTCCGCAGCAGGAAATCGGTATCTTAAATTGAAACTCTCTATCATGGAGGGTACGCACAAA